GATACAAAACTGCTATGATTAAGTTAGAGGATTGGAATACACCAGCACTATCGGTTATGAAAGAAAATATATTCACTAAAATGGACTAAATTGATATTTATAAGTAGGAAAAAATTATGTCAGTTCAAACAAAAATAACAAATTTATTAAACCACATCACAGGAAGTGCAGGTGGTTGGCCAACAAATACTAATATTGGTATTTTAGCAGGTGTTGATTATATTAAAGAAGAAACCACAGACAACATATATTTCAATGAAATGAACACAGCTTGTGGTATTTATGGTTCTTATAATGAACAAACAGCTTCATTTGACTTAATTGCAGACTATGCGAACGAAAAGGGTTGCACAAATGCATTTGTTTATGGTCAAGATGATAGTGTTAAGTATAATCCTTCTAACTTTCAACACCCATTGATTAGTGCGAGTTTTGCCAGACACAATATAAGTTGTAGTTTTGAGTATGGAGATGATACAAACAGAACATATTTTACTCAAAGAGGACAAAATCAATACACAAGTAGTTTCCATTTCTTTATACAAACACCATTTTTTAGTGATGATAATCTATTAGAGATAGTTAGTGGTTCATTTGATAAGACAACATTTAGAACTATATTGAACTCATCACCTGAAAGTGCGAGTTTAATACCATTATTTAACACAAGTTCTTTTTCTGATACAAATGCATATCATCCAGATTTTGTAGTTAAAGATGCGAGTAAAGACGGAACAGCTCTTGACAATACGATATTGTTTCATAAATACAATTCATCAAACCCAACTTATCAAAATTCAGTAAATAGTGGTTCATTGATTGAAAAATATATTGTCCCAAGTGGTAGCACATTGAGTAATCAAGGATACTTTAAAACAACAAAACAAGATTATTTATTAACACCAGACAGACAAATATTATTAAAAGATAAAGATAGATTTACTTTTTCATATGCACCAAAATTTATTTTAAGTGGTGATAGATATCATATTCAAAACGCTCTTGGTGTATATTCATCACCAAGTGGTAGTGAAATTACTATGTATGATAATTCAACAAAACAAGTTCAAGATATTGAAGTTGGAGATGTCGTGAAATCATATAAACCTGCTGGAATGCCAGATGAATTTTTCTTTGAAGATTGGTATGATTATAGTTCAACAAATTTAAGTGGTTCAGTCGCATCTGGTTCAGTTGTGGTTAGAACTTTTAGTGAGGACTTTTATGGTTATTATTTAATTAATGGAAGTATAAAAATTCCAGTGATGAAACAAGCTATGATGAAAGGTGGTAGATTTTTTACAAAACAAGGTGATACTTGGAGTTGGCAAACACCTGACAATATTAATGTAGGTAATTACTTTTTAGATAAAGACGCAAACGAAGTTGAAATCACATCAAAAACAGAAGTAGCACAAGAGGACACATTTTATTCATTAGATGTAGAGAATATTGATACATACTTTACATCAGATATATTGGTTCATAATATTCCACCAGGTAAATGTTTCACAGGTGATACAATGATTACATTAGCAGACGGAACTTATGAAAACATACAAAAGATTAAACCAGGAACAGAAATTAAAACTTACAATGAGGAAACTGGTAAATTACAAAATTCAGTCGTGGGAGAGATTACAAAAATTAGACACGACAATTTAGTTAAATATAAATTTAGTGATAATACAGAAATTAAAGCAACAGATGACCACCCATTTTATGTCGGCGGAGATTACAAAGCACCATTAGAGGTTGGTGATGAGGTTTTAAATGATGAATTAAACAAAGTAAATGTAGTTAAAGTTGAAAAACTTGACCTACACGAAATCACATACAATATAGATAACACAAATAACGGCAAGAATTACTTTGCGAATAGGGTTTTAGTATCAGATGAGTCAGAAACAGAATAACGACTTTTTATATTCAGTTCAAATTCCAAACTTTTTATCATCAGAAAAATGTGATGAATTATTAAAAGACATTATGGAATCAGAACAAGATGTGATTGGTTGTGTTGGAGATGAACAAGGAAAAAATGCAGTCATACCAGAAATTAGAAAAACTAATGAGTGGTATTTATGTGAACAAGAAGAAAACCAATTCAGACCAACAAAACCAAACAAAGATTGGAAATGGTTACAGGACAAAATGTTTCAAATGGCCAATATCGTAAATGATAAAGTATTTCATTTTGATATTGACGGGTGTGATAATGAATTAAAATTAATAGAATACACAAAGGGTGGTTTCTATGGTTGGCACACAGACTTTAATGCAGGAACTTGTTCAGTAAGAAAATTAGTAGGGATAATCCAATTAACAGACCCGAGTGAATATGAGGGTGGAGATGTTCAATTTGGTATCCAAGACAAAGACACAAAAGAGTGGTATTCAATGAACAAATTAAAAGGTTCATTAACTTTCTTTCCGGCATTTCTATGTCATAATGTTGTTCCAGTCAGCAAAGGTAAACGATATGTAATTCAAGAATTATTTATCGGAGACCACTTCAAATAGGATAAAAATGTATAAACCAATAGATATGGATAGTTTGAAATTAAACAATAATTTCAAATGGGTAATAACAAAAGATGACTTCTTTACGAAAGACGAGTGCGATTATATCATTAACAAAGTAAATAAAAATTCTGAAAGAAAGAAAACTAAATACTATGAAAAAGAAGATAGTATTTGTTTATTAAACATTAACAAAAACAACGAACAAAAATACTTAGATAAATTTTGGGAAGTAATATCAGTAGCAAATCAAGTCCATTACAAATATGATATCAAAGGTATTTATAGAAATAGAATACAATGTCATAGATATGATGTAGGAGATTGGTATAATCCACACTCAGATTTTTATCCAATAGACCAATTCAGTTCATTAAAATTAACTTGTATCGTATCATTAAATGATGATTATGAGGGTGGAGAGTTTAAGTTGTTTGACGGAAAAACCATAGAACAAAAACCAGGTAGATTAATTATTCACCCGGCATTTGCAGGACATCAAATTACCGAGATAACAAAAGGTGAAAGATACTCTTGTGTTTGTTGGGCAGTTGGAGATACTTTCGTATGATACAAAATGATAACTTTAAGTTTGTAGTTCATAGAGAGAACTTTTTATCAGTTAGTCAATGCCAGAAACTAATGAGATATTTAGAAACAGGTGAACCAACTGAATCTGAACTCGCAGGTAATTATGATGAAAATATATTGAACAAAGAGGTTCGTGATAATAAAGAGGTAGTGATTAATAATAAACAATTAAAAGACAAACTACAAATGGTATTTGAATTGTCTAATCAATCTATTTGGAAATACAATATACAAGAAATGGAAAAAGTAAAAATATTACGATATGAAAATGGTGGTAAATACAAATGGCATACGGATTGTGGTTCAAAAGAAACTTCATTAAGAAAACTAACTGCCATTGTTCAGTTATCAGACGAAACAAAATATGAGGGTGGAAACTTAGAGTTTGGTATCACAGATAAATCAGGTAAAAATAATTACACCGCACCAAGAACACGAGGAAGTATTACGATTTTTCCAGCGTTCTTATCACATAGAGTTACACCAATCACAAAAGGAAAACGATATTCATTGATAACTTGGATGTTAGGAGATTGTTTTGTATGAGAATAGCACTATGTATATGTCCACAATGGTCGGTTCAAACACCTTCTTTTGCAATCGGTAGTTTAAAATCACACATCAATAATAAAGATGTCGTTGTAGAGCAAATAGATTTGAATATCTTATCGTCAATCTATACGAAAGAAAAGAACATAGAAAAGTTTTGGGATTGGGGTAATGACACACCTTGGAATTCAGAAACAAACTTTCAAACAGAAATACTACCTTATTTTAAAGATTTGTGGCACGAGTATATTGAAATTCTTTCAACATATGATATTGTCGCATTCACTACCTACACATCAAACATTATCACAACAGACTATATTGCCAGATATGTGAAACAAATAAATCCAAAGATACAGATTTGGTATGGTGGCCCTTACTCTTGGTATTCGGAGTGTGGTGGATTAGTTGAGAAAGATAATTATAGAGAGTTTGTTGATATCGCTTGTGGTTCTAATGACGGAGAAAGAATTATATCTGATTTAGTAAATAAATACATAGAGGACGGACACTATGAAAACATTAGAGGTATTTATCGTTGGGATAAGATATCACCAAGTTTTCCTACGGTATTGAAAAAAGGTCGTAGTGGTAGAACACCGGTATTTAATGGTGGATTATTACCACAAAATTTAAACGAGTTAGAAACACCAAGTTGGGACAAAAGTGTGATTGATGATTACAGAAAGTTGGCAGAACTATTTGACTTGGAAGTTACACTACCAATGCAAACTTCAAGAGGTTGTACTTTTAAATGTACATTTTGTAGTGAAACAAGATTATATCGATATAAAAACAATGAAAAAATAGTTGACGAAATGAAAGGATTAGAAGAACAGACTGGCATTAATAACTTTTGGTTTACTGATTCATTAATTAATGGGTCAATGCCTAATTTTAAAAAATTTGTAGATAAGTTGCAAGAAGAAACAGATAATGGAAACATACCAAAAATGTATTGGGGTGGACATTTCAGAACACACAAGAAGTTGGACGGAGAATTGTTGACAAAAGCAGTTAATGTTGGATTAAATTATATGAATGTTGGAGTTGAGAACGGAGTAAATAAAATATTAGCACTAATGGAAAAAGGACAAACTTCTGATGATGTTAGTCATTTTCTAAAATCCGCCCACGAAAGTAATGTATTCTACAACGCAAATTGGATTCCAGGTTATCCAAAAGAAAACCATATGGACTTTATGTTACAATTAAAATTCTTGTATGACAATCACAAATACTTTACCAACAACGGATTATTAAATCTAATGCAATCAACAGATATTTTAGACCACACACCTTTAGATGTTTATAAAGATGAATTTGATGTATCGAAAGAAAAAACCATACTAAACTCTTGGACTTCAAATGATTATAAAAATACATTGATGATTAGACATTTGAGAGCTTTTTTGATTGAAACATTATTAAAAACTTTTAAATTTACAAAAGAGGGAGAGGATTTGATTGGAGATGATTTTTCATATGCCACACCAAAAGAAAAGGGTGGAAAACCACCATATTATAGGGCGAGAATTAGAGAAAATGCATTACAAGTTGATAAAATTAAAGTTGAGTTAAAAGAGGAAAAAGATAATAGTATATTTACAAATGAGTTTTTATTATCAACAGAACAAAACAATATGGTTGATACGATAGAAAATGAAATCATAAAAACAATCAAAGGTTTCGCTTGGGTGTTGGTAAATATTTCAAACAAATCAGATATTAATTTTATCATTAGAGATAATTTTAAAGGGTATAACTTAAAAGACTCAAACTTCAATTGTAATTTCTCACTTAAATCTAATGGAGATGATTTTGAACTTGATGTTGAGTATGGATTTAAAATTGGTAAGACCGATAAACGATTATTTGATGACACAGATAAATTAGATTTTGTAGCAAGAAACACAATCAACATCAAAGATAATGTTAGTAAATACAAATACTCTAATGAGGTTGATGAACTTTATCAAGATAGTATAGATTATAAAAAGCACAAAGTTTCATTTCCAAGAACAGAAATGACAAATCAATATTAAAAAAAATACATTTTACAAAAGGAGTTTACTATTTATTAGTATCTAAGGTTATTCACAATGAAAACAAAATCACTATTTGACCACATAAAAGAAATTACAAATAATCAAAACCCAAATTATTGGGACGACATTTCTGATGCCGATAAAAAAACTTGGTCAAACTATATGGTTCACAGATTTTTATCAATGAAGCCAGAGTGGATTGAAGTTGTAAATGAAATCCAAAGATATTGGGAATTAGAACCTAAATCAGTATATCAATTCTACACCAATGTAATTCCCAAAGGTAGAACATTTCTAAGATACACAAAATCTAAGAAGAAATCAAAGATTGAGGGGTGGGCTATGGACATTTTATGTGAGTATTTTGAAGATAGTTCGGAAAATGTTGAAA